TATACTGGCGAAATTGAAAACTTTGGCGACACTGTTAACATCATGAAAGAACCAACACTTACTGTGTCAGCGTACACAAGAGGTTCTGTTGTTAACCCTCAAGACTTGGCAGACGATCAGGTAACAATGACCGTTGACCAAGCAAATGCTTTTGCATTTAAAATAGACGACATCGAAGAAAGGCACTCACATGTCAACTTTGAAGCACTAGCAACTTCTTCAGGTGCTTATGCTCTAAAGAGAAAGTTTGATGCAAATATTCTTCAATCGTTATCAGACGGTGCAGGTCTTGCAGGTGCTGATGATGCAAGTTTATCAGGTGGATTAACAACTACCAATACAGCTTTAGGTACAGCGTCTGCTCCTATTAACGTAGAAGCAGATGATGCAGGTATCAACCTCATGCTATTAATGGCTAGAGTACTTGATGACCAATCTGTGCCAGAAGAGAATAGATGGTTTGTTGCTCCTCCAATTTTCTACGAGAAAGCTTTTCAAGCTGGAAATAAAATCGCTGAAGTAAATATAACAGGCGACCAAACTTCCCCTCTAAGAAACGGACTTGCAACAGTCGGTACTCTTGCAGGCTTTAGATGTTATAAGTCTACTGCTCTAAATAGTACTGCAGGTACAGACCAAGTAACATTATCAGGTGTCGCAACAGACGCTTCTGAGAATGTTATCATGGCTGGTCATATATCTGCGGCTGCTACAGCGTCTCACATCGCTAAGACTGAAGTGGTACGTTCAACTGAATCATTCTCTGATGTTGTTAGAGGACTACATGTTTTTGGTAGGAAAGTTTTAAGACCAGAAGCATTAGTTCGTGGCATCATAGATTTTGCATAGGGGGAATAATTAATGACCGATTATAATCACACCATTACTGGTGGGGGAACTGTTGGACATCCCGGAAATGTGCCAAGACCTTACATGGTTCAATCTAGAATCTTTGACTGTGCTGATCAAAATCTTTCAGCAAACGATCAGGTTATGATGATTGACGTTCCTGATAACACAATGGTTATCGGGGGATGTTTGGATGTTCTAGAAGCAGGTGGATCAGGTTTAACCTACGATGTTGGTTTAAGTACTAGCATCGATGCGTTTGCTGACGGAGTAGATGGCAATGCTGATGCTATATACCAGTTTAATTTAAAAGCTGGAGGTATCAATACTGTTATTGCCGCTGATATGATTCAAGTCAAAGCTCTGGGTGCAGGATGCACAGCAGGTAGATTTAGAGTTATAGCAATTCTATGTGACATTGGAACAGGTCCATTGCAGACTGCTAGTGTAACAACTGGTACGTAACAATTAAAATCAGGAGGGCAGGGCAACTTGCCCTTTTGGTACTTAAAGAGATTAAAATGTTAGCTTCAATTAATTTTACAATGTTTAGAATACTAAACAAGATAAGTAACAAGTTCTACCGACAATATGTAAAACAACTACATAAGTCTCAAGGTAGAATTTAGTGGTTACAGTTGAACAATTCCTTAAATGGAAAGTCCTACCAAGATGTATGATGTTAGCTAGTACAGTGATGTCATGGAGATGTGCCGAATGGTTTATGGACTTAGATAATCCATCATCACAACAATCGGCTTTTGTGTCGGTAGTTATGGGCGTGATGACAGGTGTCTTTGGCATTTGGATGGGTCACGAACATAAAGGGGATAAATAATGTTAACAGCACTAATAGGACCAATCGCAAACCTCGCTAGTTCTTGGATGGACAGCAAAGTTGAAAAGGTTAAAGCCGATGGTCAAGCAAAAGTTGCTCAAGCTAAAGCCAAAGCAGTTGTTGCAGAGAAGGTAGCAACAGGTGAAGTTGAGTGGGAAAAGTCTATGGCAGAAGCCACAGATGGAAGCTGGAAAGATGAATTTGCTTTAATTGTGCTACTTGCTCCAGCGATTTTAGTCTTCGTGCCTAGCATGACAGAATACGTAAGAACAGGCTTTGAAGTACTTAACACTTTGCCCGATTGGTATCAGTACCTTTTATTTATAGCTGTGAGTAGCTCGTTTGGAATTAAAGGTGTAGGACAAGCAATGAAACTGATGGGAAAAAAGTAATGAAATATGACCGTGATGAACTAGTTAAAATGATAGCTATCCACGAAGGAATAGTTTTGAACGTTTACCAAGATCATCTTGGCATAAATACTGTGGGCATTGGTAGAAATTTAGAGGACAGGGGTATTACGGATGGAGAGCTACTGTTTATAAACAAAACTATTGATGATGTTTATGATAGTGGTCTTACAGAAGAAGAAGCCTATTACCTTTGTATGAATGACATAGCCATTGTAGAAAAAGAATTACTTGCTAATAAACCTATCGTAAATCAACTAGATGCTGTTAGACAAATGGTTCTCATAGACATGGCATTTAATATGGGCGTTCCAAGATTAATGAAATTTTTAAATATGTGGATGGCGATAAAAAAAGAAAACTATCCTTTAGCTTGCCTTGAGATGCTTGATTCGAGATGGGCAAATCAGGTGGGTAAACGTGCAATAAAATTATCTGAAGCGATGAAGAGTGGAGAGTGGAATTGACCGAAGATAAGAAGCGATGCGATACTTGTGAATGTTATGAGTGTGAATGTGAAGAATGTACTTGTGACTGCCACAAAGAAGAAGAACAGGAGGTACAAGGAGTACCAGTGTGATTGAATTTGTGTTAGTGTTTATGATGGGAATAAAAGTAGTAGACCAAACACAAGTTTTTAAAAACATTGATGAGTGCTTGTACTTTGCCGAAAGATTGCATAATCAGCCTTCAATACCACAACCAGAAGGAGTTAACTTACATATAACTGCATATTGTAAACCCGTAAGGAAAAAGTAATGGACCCAGTAACTATATCATTAGCTGTAGGTGTTGCATCAAAAGCATTTTCTGCTATTAAACAGGGATTCCAAATGGGCAGAGATATAGAACAGATGTCTGGAGATATTGGAAGATGGATGGGAGCAGTATCGGATGTTGACAATGCTGAGAAACAAGCTAAGAACCCACCTCTTTTTGGGAAGCTTTTTAAAGCAGGTTCTGTTGAAGAAGCGGCAATGGCGGCCTACGCAGCTAAGAAAAAACTTGAAGAACAGAGATATGAACTTAAAATATTTCTAAATATGACTCATGGACCTAAAGCCTACGATGAATTGTTGCAGATGGAAGGTCAGATTAGAAAGCAGAGACAGCAGACTATATATAAACAACAACAACTAAGAAGACAAGTAGGTGAAGGAATTGCTTGGATATTTCTTATAGCTGTTATAGGTGGATTTATATTACTACTATTTAGCATGTTTTCAAGTAAATCTTATGCTGATACATATAAATACGTGCCTAAACCTTTAACTAAACAGCAGTTATTAAATCAGGGTAAAATAGAAAAAAAGAAATATACAACTTGTAGATTAAAGAAGATACTTAAATCAAAGTACACAAACAAACAAGCATGTATCTATCAGGGGGGAAATAAAACATATACGCTGATGTATGAAAAAAACTGCCCTAAGCAGTATAAATGCCTTTACAACCCTAATAGTAAAGAACCTAATATAGATAATGTAATGGAAAGTTTAAGAAGTATAGGTAAATGACCAAATCTGTAGCAGTTATGACAGACGGAGGGCAAAGAGTATTAGCCGATGTTATCCCTTTACGAAAACACACAAAATTATATATACCTAAGAATAATAAACCTATTAGATTATTGACACAAAAACAGATGGCAGAATTAGAAGATTATTTGAATAGTCCAAGAAGACGATATAGGAAAATGCAAAGTTTAGGTGAGATGAAATAAACTCTTGCTTTTTATACAGTTTATCTGTATAATCAGACAACAGGGAGTTCACATGAAAAACTTAGCAGCACAAGCGTTAGCCTTTCAATATAAACTACAAATTGATAATGCTACATCCTTAATAAATACGCACCATAGACCACTTGGCGAAATAGATAAAGCACTTGGAGAAATGGTATTAGCTAATCAAAAGTTACAGTTACTAAATAAGATAGTGGCTGAAAACAATCCTAAAGAGATTGATACCCCCGAAAGTAAATAATAAATGGCAAGCACATATCTTACCCTAGTCAATAATGTACTGAGAGATATGAACGAGGTAGAACTTACAAGTTCTAACTTTACTAGTTCTAGAGGTGTACAAACTACTGTAAAAGATTACATTAATAGGTCTATATCTGATGTACTTAACGCTGAACTTAATTGGCCCTTTACAAGAGCAGAAGGATCAGTTGATGCAATTGCAGGTAAACAACTATACAGTTTTGCATCTATAGCTTCCACACTTAAATACATAGACTATGATAATGTATTCCTTCAACCAAAAGATTATATAACAAACGGTGATTTTGAAATATCAGGTTCAGCTAGTATAACTGGTTGGACTACAGTTTCAGGTTCTCCTGCCGCAAGTTCTAAGTTTGGTAACACACTTTTACTTACTAGTGCAAAATCAACACAAGCAGTTAACGATTTAATTGTAGGTAAATCCTACATTGTACTTATACAAACTAGTGGTTCTACACTTACTTTAGATATTGGTACTAGTTCAGGTGGCACACAAACTAAATCATCTACTCTCACCATAGCAAGTGGCAACGAAGTGTTATTATCTGAAATAACATTTACAGCCACAGCAACAACTCATTACGTTACATTCACAGAAGCATCAGGTTCTGCATCTTATGTTAAGCTAGTTCAACTTATGGAGAACATAAAAGCTATACCACTTAAGTACATATCTTACGAAGAATACAATGAAAGATATAGAGAAAGGGATACCAGACCAGATACAGATAAATTTGCTGATCCTGAATTTGTATACACAACATACAATGATGAATTTGGTCTTACACCTATACCCGACACAAGCAACAGAACAATAAAATTTGATTATTACATAACAAATACTGCTTTATCATCTTATAGTGATACAGGAATAATACCGACCAGATTTGAGCCTGTATTACATGCCCGTGCAAAGTATTACACTTATATGTTTAGATCAGATGTACAAACAGCACAATATGCCCTAAAAGAATACGAAGATGGTATTAAACGAATGAGGGTAGAATTAATTAACAGAAAGAATTATATGAGGGCAGTTTAATGGCTTGGTGGACAATACCAATTGCAGCAACCAAATTTGCGTATGATATAGTTAGTGAAACAAAAGAAGCTAAAGCTCCTGAAAAAAAGAAACCAAAAACTAATAAGTGGGGTGTAATTGAACGTGGTAAAAGGTTAAAAAAATATAATCATAAATCTGTAAAAGAGTATTTTAATAATAGAAAAAAATATCAACAACCTCGTAAAGCTCAAAAATCTATGGGAGATTTAACCTAGTGGCTGACTTAAGTGAAACCGCTGCATTTCCATTTGTATGTGAAGGTGGGTTAGTTCTTAACCAATCTACATTTATAATGAAACCCGGACAGGCGTTAGAATTAACTAACTTTGAACCTGACACTGAGGGTGGGTATAGAAGAATAAATGGATTTAAACCCTATGTAAATTCAGTAGTTCCCCAAACAGCAGTAAGCACCGAGCCTGTTCTTATGAGTACTATATTTAGTGACTACGTTATTGGAGCTAGAGGAACAAGTATATACCGATCTGCTTCTACAACCTTAAGAACTAAAGTAGCTTCCGATGATACTATGTCTGGGTCAGGTTC